AAGACTGTTCCTAAAGGAGAGCGTGATTGGTATAGAAGATTAAAGAAAAAAGACTACAGTATCTTTTTTGAAGAATTAAATCGGTGGGGAGTTGAATCACCCCCTAAACTAGGAACAATTGGCTTATGCAAATCAGATGATGGTTATGGCATGGCTGCTTATTACGAGGACGGATGGCTGAGTTACCGAAGGACATTAGAAGACCAGGTGGTGATATGGTCTCCGCTAGAAGCCCTTTTGGTCGTAGGGTGCTACTTCCAACGGAAGCCGAACTCTGTAATTCTTTAGGTTTAACAGAAGAAGAATATTTTAAATTTTTAGAAGGTGTAGCGGCAAAAGTAAAAGAACGACCTGAAGCTTATGGGTTAGTACCTGAAATTGTTAATGGTCCTGCTGCGGGTATTTTTGCTTTATGGAGTGGAACAGGTTTAACAATACTTGGTCAAATTGCTGTTGGTGTTGCTTTAACTTATGTATCCCATTTATTAACGCCAAAACCTCCTAGTCAAAAACAAGGGCAAGGTGTAAGAACAGCAGATATAGCAGGATCTAAAAAGTTTGCTCCACAACATAGCTTTAATAGTGTTCAAGAATTAGCAATTTTAGGAGATTTAGTTCCTCTTGTTTTTACTAAATATCAAGAATTAAGTAATGGGACAACAGTTACCTCTTATGGTGGAATTAGAGTTAATTCTCAAGTGTTGTGGTCACAGCTTCTTAGCTTTGGTCGTTTTCAACAATTAAAAATTCTTGCTTTATTTTCATTAGGTGAATTAGGTCTAACAGGAGATGGACCTGATTTTGAAGGTTATGCAATTGGTGATTTATTAATTTCTAATTATCACTCTGAAAAGATATATAAAGTTCGTACAATTGATGGTCATTTTTTACCTTTTAGCAATACAAGTATTCCTTTCTTGTCAGGTCAAAACTATAACGATAACTATTTTAATAATCGAAACTATGTTTTTAATGATGATGTTTTTAAGATTGATGATGGGACTGGGCATTTTGAAGAATATTTTTGTGGGACAAGAAATCCAACAACACAGGCTGCTTTCGGTTTAAGTTCACCAATGCCAAACTGCACATGGTTCGGGCTTCCTTATGAATTAATTCGTTGGGGTGATATTAATAAAGACACTAGACCTGGGATTAGAATACAAGTTCGTAAACGAGTAAAAAACTTAGGCTTATGGCCTATGAGGGCTGGTTTTGCTTCTGGTGGAACTACTAATCAAAAAGCAGGTTTAGATGAGGTACCTGTTGGGACTGATTTAACTTATCAAGTTGTAGGAGGTTCTGATAATAGTGAAACAAGTGCTGATAATGTCCTTGCTTTTCAAAAAAACGATACAAGACATATTGGTCGTCATGGTGTTGAAGATGTTGATGCAATTAGCATTTCTGTAAGAGAAGCAACTGACGGGTACATATCAAAAGGAGAGCAATATATGGCTGGAACAGCTTTAGTTTCATGCACAATGGGAGGCGACAATTTAGATTATCCTGGTGCTCCGTGGGAAGGTCGTAAATCACAAACGAGACAGTACACTTTTAAGGTTATTCAAAAGGGATATTACGAGTGCTTGCCTAATGCAGATTTATCTACGCATTGTTTAAATCCTGAATGGAATACAAGCGGTAGTTATTGGTACGTTCCTAATAGCAATCCAGACCAGTTCTATTACGAACAGAATAAAAATCAAATATTTCCTCCACATTCACGATATGCCTTACAAAAAACAACAATAGGTAGTGTTTCTAATAATAGAAATTGTGATATTACAGAAATAGGTTTGAAGTCAAAAGTTTATAAACAGATGCAATTTGCGAATGTAAATAGTAAGCCTACAGAAGGAAATATTGTTAGTGCAATTAATGATAGAAATCCTATATCATTAGGACAAGTTCAGACTTATTTAAACAGAATAAGTTTCTTTAAATTATTAGTAAGAAAAGCTGGATCAAACGAAGAATGGTCAGATGATCACTGGGTTAAACCTAATAATGTAAATAATCATTCGGGGTTATTTTGTGTAAAAGGAAATACGCCTGAATTTCAATATAATTATATAAGAGTTGCTCACCCCAATGGTCAGTATGAATATAGATTTTTCCCTTGGCCTGGTAATGATGTAATTAGAAGAGTTGCAGGAGGAGAAAGTTTAACCGCATGTTTGTTAAATGCAAATGGAGCGTCAAGTTTAGACTTAGCTGCTCATTTTCCTTCAGGTCTTTATACGATTTATTTTGCTGGCCTTTTAGAGTTTGGATTAACAAAACAATCTTTAAGTAATAAAGAATGGAATTTGGGCAATCCTGGTGTTGCTGATAATGTTACTTATGATGTAGTTAGTTTGGCAAAGAATACTTATCAGGAAAGATCTAGCTTTGGAGCTGGAGACATTAGTACTAAACTACAAAATACATTTATCTGGACTAAATTTTATGGACCACAAGCAACAAGTTATCCAACATCTTATACAGATGCGACAGATAATCATACATTAATACTTCGTTTTGATCCTGCTGATGGAGGAACTCCTTTCTTCAATTTATACATTAATCCTTCACACGTAACACCAAATAATGAAGGATATGATGGCCCAGATTGGGGGCAACATGTAGGAGCTTCAAGTAATGATCTTGCAACTGCTCATCATAATGTAAGGTTTGAATATACAATTGCAGAAAGTGGTTTTAAAGGTTATTACGAACCAATATTAAATGACAGCCTTACTGGTGCAGGTGGAAATGGACATCCAGGGGGTATTACTAATCTTTATTATGTAAGAAAAGTTGAAGAAATAAGTGTCCCAAATGATCCTTTAATTAATGGAAGAATACTGCAAACACATAATGAAGATAATGCTGGAAATCAGATTGCAGAAGGAGATGGTTTAACTGTAAAGATGAATGTATGGGAAGATCCTATCTATCAGTATATTTATGCAAATTGGACCATAGAAAATAAAGGTGATGGAGATTATAGACCAGGAGACAAAGTTCTTATTCCTGCTGTAATCCATCCAAGCGATCCAGAGGATTCTGTTGTTGTTCCTGCTCAAATTGTCGATCTTAATATTGATGAAATTACAACTAGAGATGATATAGGAAGTGATATTCCTTCTGAGTTAAATCCTTATGATGTTGCTGCTGATTTTTGGAAATATCAAGGAGATAGATCAAGTCATTTAGATGGCCCTGAACATCGTGTCGTATATGTAAATGAAATCATAAAAACAACAGGAAACGAAAGAGCAACTTATAGAGATTTAGCTTATGCAGGGTTAAGGATTGATAGTTCAAAAGAGTGGACAAATTTCACGCAGTTTTCTGCCTATTTTAGAAAAGGAATAGAAGTAGTTAAAGCACCTTTTACAGGTTATAAAGAAGAGACAAATTTATTTCCTGAAATTGCTTACGCTTTATTGACAGATAAAAAATTAGGAGCAGGAAAAGTTATTCCCAAAGAATCGGTAAATATTGTAGATATGGATATAGCTACAAAGTTTTGCCAAGCTAACCGCTTTTTTTGGGATGGAATGATTTCAAACAGGGTTAATTTAAGAGACTTTATTTTTGAACAAGGGACTTATTGTTTATTAGATTTTACGATTGTTGGAGGTCAATTTAGTTTGTATCCTACTGTTCCCTTTAAAGATGTTGATCACACAATAAATTTCAATGCAACGCCTGAAATAAAAGCGATGTTTACCGATGGAAACATCAAAGATTTACAAGTTAATTTCCTTGCCCCTGAAGACAGGCAAACATTTAGAGCAAATGTTTTATGGAGAAAAGAAAAGTTAAATGGTTTTGCTGAAACTAAATCAGTAATTGTCAGACTTGAAGGATCGGACCATGAAGACGATCCAGTTGAGACGTATGACTTAAGTGGTTTCTGTACTTCTAGAAAACATGCAATAACTTATGCAAAATATGTCTTGAGCGTTAGAGAATATACAGATCATTCAATTAATTTTAAAACGGCTCCTCATTATGTAAACGGTCTAAAACCAGGTGATTATATAAGAGTATTTTCAACAACAAATCATACAAGTCGATTTAATAATGGAGCAATTCTTGAAGATGGCACTGTTGTAAGTAAAGACACAATTACAGGCTCTAAAGATTTTTATTATTGGAATCCTTCTAGTGAAGAAGTGTTAGAAGATCGAGTTGATTTTTCTGATTCAAACGCAGTCAAAGCATACGCTGGAACGTTGTTTACTATTAAAGAAACTGGGAATACAGATCAATGTTATAAAGTTGAAAGTATTACGTTTGGAGAAGATGGTTTGATTGATTTATCTGGTTCGTACGTCAAATTAACCGATGACGGTAAACTGGCTATATTACAAGGATGGACGGATGGTTCTCGTTTTGTTATTGAGGATTGAGCATGGGTACTCAAATTCAATTTCCTGATATTAAGCCTAGTGCTAGAAGTTTTACCCCTGGTAATTACCCAGAAACTACTTTTGAATCTTTAGACGGTACTAAAACTTATTTACGTTTTGGTAATCAGCCGATTAACGCGACTTTAAGTCTGTCTTTCTCAAATCTACATGATACTGATACAGCTAATATCCTCAATAGTTACTTTAATAGTAAGGCAGATCCTACCAATTTTATAAATTTGTCTGCCTCCACTGGAGCCTTAGCAGGCATTGATTATAACCCTAGCGAAAATTCTTTATTACAAAGGATAGGGAAGTATAACTCCCCGTTAAAATGGAGGTTTAATAACCCTCCAACTGTTACAAGTACGTTCGATGGATTGAGTAATGTTAGCTGTAGTTTTGTTGCTTGCTTGGATGCACCCATATAATAAGAACAACGTTTTAATTTAAGGTTGTGGGTTTTTATTCTGGTCGTGATGGAGAACTCTACATAGCGGGTTCAGGCACTAAAGCAGCAAAGGTTCAGTCTTGGTCTTTTTCTAGTTCAATGGCTGTACTAGAAACAACTTCTCTGGGAGATACAGATAGAACTTTAAAAGCTGGAGTCAGAAGTTATTCAGGTAGTTGCCGTTTGTTTTATTACGTTGAAAGTCCTGCTTCTGGTGCTAATTCAAACTTAAATGCAATCTTAACCAATGCGATAAAAACAGGAGGTTCGGCAGGGGATGGTGAGAATGATGCTTCTCCTGAGATTGTGTTAAAGCTGCGAATGACCACAGGCTCTTCAGATATTCGAGATATTCAATTCTCTGTTTTTATTACAAGCGTTTCGATGAATACGGCAGTAGGCGAAGTTGCCTCTGCAGATATTAGTTGGGAAGCTAATGGTGCTCCTTATGGCAACACAACGTTGGTTGATTAATGAGTGTTTACTTTGGACAATCTGGGCAAATTGCCCTGAAAAGGGACACGTTAAGTAGTGGAATTAGGACCAAGCTAGATCCTTATGATGTCAGCGTAGACAGCAAAAGATTTAGTCTTGACCACAGCACTGGTTCGTTAATTACAGGAGATCAAGTTGTAATAGAAACTGCTGACGGTTCAACTCTTGAACTTGTTAATGGTCATAGCTACCCAGACATAAAGAAATTTATAAACATTGATCCTGTTGGAGGTATTCGTTTATATAACACTTTTGCTGATTCAATTGAAGGATTAACTTCAACAGCTTTAACCCTTGTTGCTCCAAGTTCTGCTAAAGATGTTGTATTAAAAACGAAGAATGACAACTTTAGGCATGTAGCGAAAATTAGAGATTTTGAGATGACAACCAGTAGAGAGCAAGTTGATTTAACTAATCTTGGAGATGAATTTAGAAATCAATATGAAGCTGGATTAATTAGTGGTCAAGGCTCCATGAATTGCATCTGGGAGCATAGTTATGGTTCAGAAGATCGTGCAAATAATTATGGAGTTGACCCAGAATTTCCTTTTTATCTTGCTCAATTAATTGTTAGAACTCAACAAGGCTCAGATTTTGATGGTGTGTTCTATCTTTACAGAGATTCTAATAATGCTAAAAATAATGTTTTTTATGAAGCGAATTGCATTATTACTAACGTTGCTGTAACTGTTGCTGCTGCTGAAGTTGTCGAGACAAGAATTGAATTTGTAACGAATGGAGTGATTGGTTTAAAGATTGGCGATGCCCCTGGTGTCCTATTACAAGAAGACACAGATCGGATTCTTCAGGAAGATGATAGTCGCATAATGCTCGAACAGGTTTAAACTACTTGCAAAGGTGTTTCGTTAACTTGTAAATGGCTGATTTAAAGATAACTGCGTTACCCGCATTAGTTGAAGCGGGTGTCCAAGCTGTTGATGTTCTCGCACTTGCCGACCTGAGTGCAACTGAAACTAAAAAGATCACTGTTAAAGATCTTGTTGCTGCGGGTGTTGCCTTAATTGATGATGGAGACATACCAGCCGCCAAGGTTGGAACGTTAGGAACAAACCAAGTCGCAACTGGAGCAATTGTTGATGGTGCAGTTACGAATGTAAAGCTTGCAAATTCAAGTGTTTCTCTTGGCGGGGTCAGTATTTCGCTCGGTGCGACAGATGCGAGCCCTGCATTTTTGCTGACTGATGCAACTGGATATTTAACGACGAACTTAAGTGGAACTATAACTAATGCTCAACTGGCTGGAAGTATTGCAGGAACGAAGTTATTAGATACAACAATTACTTATGCAAAGTTAAATATTAGTGATGGTGATATTCCTGGTGCGAAAATTGCAACAGGCGGAATAACTGCAACTCAATTAGCAGCAAACTCCGTTACTGCTTCTGAACTTGCTGATGATGCTGTTGATACTGCTGCAATAGCTGATGGGGCTGTTGTTGCTGCAAGTATTGCCACAGATACAATTACCTCTAATCAAATTGCTGCTAATGCAATTATCGAATCTCTTATCGCAGATGATGCGGTTACAAATGCTCAAATCGCAGATGACGCAGTAAGAACAGCACATATATTAGATGCAAATGTAACGGCTGCAAAATTAGCTGCAAATTTACCTGGAACAATTCTTGCTACAGGAGCAATTGGTTCTACTCAACTTGCTGCAAATTCTGTAACTGCTTCTGAATTAGCAGACAACGCTGTAGACAGTGGAGCCATAGCAGCGTCAGCCGTGGTAGATGCAAAAATTGCTAGTGGAATTGGTGGAGCAAAGATAACTGATGGAACGATTACAGCAGCGAAATTAGCAACAGCAAATATTGATAGATCGCTAAATGTAGCAAGTGGAAATCTTGGAATTAATAACACAGTTACAGCCGCTACTCGTTCTGGAATTACATACAACGCTCAAGGATTAATTACTGGAACGGTTGCTCTTGCTGCTTCTGATCTTCCTTTAGCAACTACATCTGCGGTTGGTGGTGTTTCTGTTGGGACTGGTTTAGCTGTTACTGGAGCTGGTGCTTTATCTCTTTCTAATAGCGTCACTGCTGCAACAATTTCTGGAATAACTTATAACGCTCAAGGCCAAATAACTGCAACAACAGCGTTAGTTGCTGGTGATCTTCCTGCTGCAACGACCTCTGCTAAAGGTGCAGTTTTAATTACTTCTGGAGGAGGAATTTCTGTTGATGGATCAGGTGCTATTTCAACTTCAACGAGTGGAATCACTGCTGGCACTTATGCAAAAGTTACTATCAATAATAAAGGCGTTGCAACTGCTGGAACTTCTTTAGTTGCGGGAGATATTCCATCATTAGCAGCGACAAAAATAACTTCTGGAACGTTTGATGTAGGACGTTTTGGAACAAATACAATATTAGGATCTAAGTTTGCAGATTCTTCTGTCTGTCAATTTACTGGTGCTCAATCAACTTCTGGAGTTGTTACTTTCCCAACCGCAGAATTTAAAGGCCAGTTCTTCTATGACCTAACAAATGATGATCTCTATGTGTATGACGGATCAGCGTTCCAGCCAGTAACAATTACCTCTGGTGAGATTATTTATGCAGGTAACTATAGAGCTGATACCAATAAAATTACATCGTTAACAGCAGCAGGAACAGCGCAAGGTTATACAGTTGGTGCTGCATTACAAGCTGCTGCTGCTGCTAATAATCGTTATTACTTTGTATGTGATAAGTCAGGAACAGGAACTTCACCAGCTCCAACAGTAACAATCAACCCTCCTGACATGATCCTAAGTAATGGATCAACATACGAAAAACTCGATATCTCGAACTTCATAGCGGGACAAGTAGCTTCAAATATTGGAGTTACAGCTACAGGAGGTATTCAAAATACTAACGTTCAATCTGTTTTAGAAGAGTTAGATACAGAGAAATTAAATACTACAGGCGGCACGTTAACTGGAAACTTAGCTCTTAATCAAAGTTCAAGCATTATCTTTGAAGGCGCAACACCAAATGATTTTGAGAGCACATTAACTGTTATTGATCCGACTGCTGATAGAACTTTAAGCCTTCCAAATGTCACAGGAACCTTAGTTAGTTCAGGTGATACGGGAACAGTTACAAGCACAATGATTTTAGATGGAACAATATTAAATGCTGATATAAATGCCTCTGCTGCAATTGCTTTAACGAAACTTGCAGACGTAACTGCTGCACAAATTATTGTTGGTAATGCTTCAAACGTTCCAACAGCAGTAGCAGTTACAGGAGATATAAGCATTTCAAATGCAGGTCTTGTTGCTATTACTGCTGACTCAATTGTTAACGCTGATATTAAGAGTGATGCTGCAATTTCTGGATCAAAGATTGTTGCTGGAACCACTTCTGTTGTTGGTGTTGTTCAATTAACAGATAGTGCAGCTTCTAGTTCAACAACCACGGCTGCAACACCTGCGGCGGTGAAGGTAGCTAAAGATGCTGCTGATGCTGCTGCTACCACTGCTAATGCTGCGTTGGCAACAACTGGTGGAACGTTAACTAATAACTTAATTATTGATAATGCCAAGCAAATAAGATTTACAGAGGCAGATTCTAACGGTGCAAACTTTGTTTCTCTACAAGCTCCAGATGCTTTAGCGGCTGATGTTTCTTACACACTTCCAAGTGCAGCCCCTACAGCAAATGGTCAAGTATTAGCAGGTACAACAGCAGGGGTGCTTTCTTGGACAGACGATCCAACAGGGCAATGGGTAACAAATGGAACGAATGTTTACTATGACGGCGGAAATGTAGGGATAGGAGTAGGAAATAGTCCTAGCGAAAAATTAGAAGTAGAAGGAACGGTTCAAGTTTTAAATGAACTACGTTCTAAAACAGGGAATGATTTAAAAATAAATGCTGGTAGTGCGAATAGAGATATTTTCTTGCAAGTAAATGATTCAACATTGATGACATTACAAGGTAGTACTGGAACAGCCACTTTCACAGGAGAAATTCATCTTTCTAGTAATGGTTCTTTAATAAAAGAAAACCAACTCAAATTTAGTCCTGCTGGTGCTGCTTATATAGATCATGAAACAAATGATCAAGACATTAATTTTAGAGTTTCTAATAGTACAGATGGAACATTAGGACGAACTGCATTAGTTATTAAAGCAGACGGAAAATGTGGTATAGGGACAACTTCGCCAGCGGGAAAACTTGAGACAAGAGATGCAACACGTGCAAATATTATTATTGCGAAAACTGGATTAACAGTTAAACAAAACAGTGACCTTCATACAAGTTACGACGTTATCCAGTTAGGTGCTGGTGGTGCATTAATAAGTTATAACGCAGCTTCCGTAACAGCAGATACTCAATTAGGTCACAATTTCTACCGACATTCTGGGGGAACTTGGAAGCGTAGGTATGAAGATACTGCTATGAGATTCAGGATGAACAGTCCTGCTAATACTTTTATTTGGGAGAGAGCTGTTTCAGGAGCAGCAGATTTAGATATATCTTGGTTGAACAGCATGACACTGGATGGGTCTGGAAACGTAGGTATAGGTACAACGAGTCCAACAGGAAAATTATCTGTCCATAACAGTGATGATGCAAATTTAAATACTATTGAAGCTTTTAATGATAATGGAAATCTAACTGGAAGCTTTTCTCAAAACTCTGCAGGTGACGGAACAATAGGAAGTAACAAAAATGATGGAACATTAAATGTATTTTTTAGATCTAATGGTGACTCTTATATTAAGGGTGGAAACTTAGGTATAGGAGGAATAACAACGCCTTCTTCTCCTCTACATGTTAAAGGTATAGATACAACAATTGGAATACATACTTATCCACAACTGACATTAGAAACAGCATCAACAGACGGAGCTGCAGATAAAGGATCAGGAATTATGTTCCTCAACCATGATGGTAGTAGTGGAAAATTCGGAGGGAATATAAGAGTCCTCAACGAAAACGCTACAAGTGGAAATCATGCTTCCTACATGTCTTTTTCAACAAGACCTGCTGGCGGTAGTGTTAGTGAAGGAGTTCGTATTACTTCAACTGGGCAACTAATTCAGTATGGTCAAATTGGTGTTGCTGATACCTCCGCAGATGATCTAGTTATTGGAGATACGACAGGTAGTGTAAATAGAGGAATGACTATCTATTCACATAATGCGCAGAATGGCTCTATTGTTTTTGCAGATAATAATTCAAACTTCAGGGGTGCAGTTCAATACCTGCACAACGGCGACAGATTTCGTATTTTAACAGGGGGTGTAGAAACACTTAGGCTTCAATCAGGTGGAACTGACGGTGTTTGTACCTTCTTTATGGGGGGCGTTACAAATGACAATAATAAAATTGGAGCTTTAACTTTAAATCATTACACCTTTAACACCTACAACCAAATTGATCTGATTAAAGGAACTAGCGTTTCTGGATCTAACCTAATTGAAATAGGTGGTAGTGGTTCAAGTGCTAACTCAACCGCAGCAACAGAAATAAAACTATTTACAGCAAGTAATTCTATTACCAATAACGGTACGGAAAGATTACGTTGTGCTTCGGATGGAACGATTTATATAAACAGTTCTGATAGTGCATCTGGTGGGCGACTTTATGCCACTGGTAGTGCTATGTATATCCAGTCTGGTAACGGAAGGCAAAGTTTTATAGTTCATGATGCTGCTTCAGGTGTTAATAGATCATGGGAAATAACTACTGACGGAAATTTAAAAGCTCCTAATACTAAAGGTATTGACTTTAGTGCTACTTCTGATGCAACAGGTAAAACCAGTGAACTTTTGGATGACTATGAAGAAGGAACTTGGACTCCTGTACTAGCAAGTACTGGTACTGCTTTTACCTCTGTAACTAATTGGTCATCGTCTAGCCAAAATAGATATACAAAAATTGGGAGAATAGTAACAATACAGTGCTACCACAGAACAGGCGGTGTAGATAAAGGAAGTGCTGCTTCTACTGATGGTATAGAAATTACTGGTTTGCCTTTTACACCAACAAACGTTGTACAAAGGAGCATGGTACCTATAGGCCAAAATGTTAACTGGGCTGGATATCCAAACCACGCATTAGTAAGAGAAAACATTGCGTCTGTTGAATTATACAAATCTGCAAGTAGTGGTGGTAATAACACAGGTACACCATTAACTGTTGCTGATGTTGGTACAGCTGCCAATAATAACTACGCTATATTTACACTAGTTTATGAATCAGCTTGATTAGGTCTAACACGTCTATAAATGTACTACGAATAATAAAGGTCTATAATTAAAACAATTCAGACCGTTAGCATGTCTCTAAACTAAGCACCATTAAACCTGTTTCGTCTGGAGGACGTTCCTAAAATGAGCTTATCCGAGTCTATTGAGTACGATAAGATTGAAGTCGTAGGTCAATACAAAGCCGTTCAATGTCGAAAGGCAACGGTCATAAAAAAAGACGGGAATGAACTGACTAGATCTTTTGAACGCTTTGTTTTAGAGCCTGGTACGTTAGATGCATCTGACAATTTAGTAGATAATCCTTTAGATAAAGAACCAGATGGGGTGACTGCTATTGCGGATGAAGTAAAAAGCATTTGCACGGCAGCTTGGACTCAAAGCGTAAAGGATGCGTGGAAAGCTAAATTAATTGCTGACAAGTCAGCTACACCGTAAATTCCGTAATGGTCAGTATTGGCCGAGGATGTAAACTTTTATTGTTCTAACTTTTTATTATGTCCGTTTTAACTGAACGCAGAGATTCACGCCAAGCTGAGTTGCAAGGCTTAGTTGATCAGTACAACGAAAAGCAAAAAGGATTAAATGAATTGGCTGAAGAGATCAAATCTGTTAATGGTGCTCTTAAGGAACTAAACGAACAGGTTAAAGAAGAAGAAGGAAACCCCGAATAGAATTAAAGTAACAGCAATTTACTTTGGTAAAAATGGCAACAACAACTTGGGGTTTAACTAGCGTTGATTATGACGTTAGTGATGGCTTTTGTGATAGAGCTTATTGGACTGTAGTCCGTGTTGATGGTGATTATTCAACTACTTCTTGTGGAACTGCTGGCCTTACAAAGCCCGAAACTTTAACTGATAGAACAGATTTGAAAACAGCAGATATTATTGCTGATGTAAAAGCTGTTTTAGGTTCAGATAAGGTAAAGGCAATAGAGGACGGTTTGATAGCTCAGATTGATCAACAAAAAACCCCAGTTAAAGGCTCTTTTGTCCCTAGTTCTTGATCTATGCTTAAAATCCTCACCTACATAAATACTGCTGCTCTTGTAGTGGCAGTTGGTGGTGGTGCGTTTGCTTACTTCCAAAGAGGAAAGATTTCTGATGCTTTACTTGAAAAGGTAAAGGGTCAGATTCCTTCTTTAGTAACAGGTGCAATGCCAAAACCTCCAGCCATGCCTAAAGTTACAGGACCAGTCATCAAACCTTTGCGTTGATACAGTTCAAAAGCTTTAACGGCCTAACGTCTTTAGTGCTAGGCGGTGGATTAATAGCAACTAATTTTATGAGCTTAAATTTGCTGGCTCGTAAGGATAGCGGCATCCCTGATATAGCCAAGCTTTCTAGCACTCCCTATAGTTCAATTCAAATCAGGAGTGAAACCAAGCCTGATGGTGCAGAGGAGTGGATGTTTAACTCTAAACAACACGATCCGAAGTTAGTTACAACTATTGTTGATGACTCCAAACCTACGTTTAATGGTGGAGTCAAAAAGAGATATACACATAAACAGGATGTAGCTCAATTTGCAATTTATCCGAAAGGACAAGACGGAAAACTTTCAGCAGATCAGATTGCCTGTATAGAAAAAATGGCTCAAGGTAGAAGTAATGGTCAACTAATTGCGGATAGTGCAAGCGTTCAAGTCACACCAGCCATAGCGAGCGTACCGATAGTTGGCCCCGTCCTCGCAGGTATCTTCTTTGGACAAGCTAGAAAACAGGTTGGCAATCTTGCAAGTGATGTAGCAGGCCAGTGGAATGATTGCTAAGTGGATTTAGAAGCCCCAATTGTTAATGAGCCAAGGGTTAAAGATTTATCAGATATAACCATAATTCCTCTAGCCGAAATAATTCCTCCAACAACAATAGGAGATTTACCTTTTGGCTTTGTTCCGATTATTGAGCTTCCTTGTGTTGTAGCCAGAGATAAGAAGACTGGTACTGGTAGCGAAATGTTTAACGTTGATCCACGAAACAACCTTGTGTTGTGCGATCACGCTCCAGCGATGTATATAGCACCAGACTTTAATGCTGATATTGAACCCCCTAAACCTGACACTGCTTTACTTCAAGGGTTAGACAACGAAGGAGAGGAAGTGAAAGAAAAGGATGGCTCCAATAACCAACAAGGAAATAGCGATGTAGGACAAAATCTCAACGTAAATGATGACCAGTTTATTGCAGAAGTTTTGCCTTGTCCTCCTCTTGATACACTTGCAAAAACTCCCGTTGGCTCGTTAGGTAAAGGCGGCCTTGCAAGAATTAAAGGCTGGAAAAGAGATGAACTAACTGGCAAATGTGAAACGGTTTGGGAAGGATTAAACCCGTTAGAAATTGCAGGGAATTATGCTCCACAACCTACAGTTTTAGTAAATACAAGTGCTATTGCTGTTGCAAGTGTTTTAGCTGTTGGAACCATGCAGCCATATATCAAAATCATTCAAAAACAAATCCAGAAGCAAGTTAAGAAAAGATCTAAAGCATTAGCCAAGAAATTTCTTAAGGGGAAGAAGGAGAAGATACTTTCCCTTTCTGAAAGACAAAAGGAGCAGAGGGATCTTCGGAAATAGCGTGAGTATGGTCAATCAAAGTATTAGGCTTGCTTACGAGTTCTATATCTTGGCAAAGGATTGCATATTTTCCTTTTATTACTATTCCATTTTTTAAGAGGTCGGCACAGTGTTTTGCCCTTCCTAATTCATACGATAATCGTGCATCCTCATATTTTGCCTGTAATAAATTAACAACATGCTTTTGTCCTTCTCTGCATTTTCTTACACTTTTACGATCCAGATTAATATTCCAGCTCAAACTAATTCCTGGGCTTATTGCATAATTAGTTTTCTCAAATCTTTTTACTGTTTTATATCCACGGATTAAAGTAGGATCATCTACTTCTCCATCACCAATCTCAGCTCCGTTTTCATCTGTAGCACCTTTTACATCTTTAGTTGAATAAATTGGCTCAAGAAAACTATTAACTTTTGGCAACCCTCCAGAATAATTGCCAGTTAAAAAAGGTTGAATAACTAAGGTGTCACCTTGGCATTGGACTTGATTTAATGATAATGTATTTGTAAATTGTTTAGATGGCATATTCATTACACCTAAATTTGTAACAGATCCCGATGAGTTGGAAATTGGATTATTAGTCATCGTGGTGTCTGCAATTGCTGGACTATTTGTTAACAATAGTGCTGCAAATATATATCTCTTCATTGGGTAAATGTTGACATTGTTTCTGTTACAGATTCGGTAATAATATCTCTATTTATTCTTGTAAAACTCTTAAGCCCAGGTCCGTGATAGCTTTCTATCAGATTCGTCGCTGCTCCTTGAGTGTGCATAGTAACCGTAGGTTTAGAATTAAGGTCAATCCCATGATGAGTAGTAGTAACTCCATCTACAACGTGGCTCCCTGTGGTAACGGTGTTAGGTAATAAATCTCCTTGAATATTTAAATTTGTACCTCCTACTGAATATTCATAGCCAGTAGAATACGTCCACTGTTCTATAAGTTCTGTTGTATTTTGTTTGCTAGTTGTTTTTGCTGTGGTCGATCCCGAATTAAATGATGGAATAACTGGAACTGCTTGTGCTGGAAGGGATATAAAGGCTATTAATAATAAATAACGCATTAGTCACCTATCGACAATGCACTTGTGATTGAGCCAGTTACGCTAGTACCAGATTTACCAGGAGTTAGGCCAATAGTTCCACCGCTTACGGACGTAATCGTGGCAGCTAAACCTGTATTATCTCCACCAGTATATGTAATCGTATCTCCCAACATTGGCAAACTTCCGACTGCACCAGAACTTAAAGTTGTTGCACCTTGCATTGCATCACCTTGGATAAATGTTTCACTAAAAGTTGTAGCTGCACCTGCTGTGGTCTGAGTATAAGAACCTGAACCATGCGTTGCAGCGACTCCTGTTAGAGCATTATTTGATGATGCTGGCACATCCAAGTGCCCCATAGTCCCTGCGGTCACGCCCGAACTTGACATTGAATATGTACTTCCAATTCGTTTTGCATGAGAATACGATCCATCAACAGAAGCTTGTGCTGTAGCTGTGATCTTATGGGTGATACCTCCTGAGTAGGCTGGAGCTGCTAGTAAAAGCAAAAGGGGGATAAAGCGTTTCATTGAATCTGTGCTAATAGACCTAATAATGCCAGAGCGGCACTAACCACTGCAGCAGCTTGGAATACTCTTTTTTCTAATTGTCTAACTCTATCCTCCAAATCCCCTATCTTTTCTTCTGCTCGCTTCAATTTCATTTCGGTGCAGACAATTCTAGTTTCTTGCCTCGCATCAATAGAAAGATCACCTGAAAAATCTCCTGTCATACGCTTAAACTCCCATCATTTTGAACATTTTTTCCTGTTATCGGATCAACCCGAATAACATCTGGCTGCCTTGTTATTAACTCAATTGGCTGCTTAACAATAATAGTTTGATAACCTCCGCCCATTGGCATTGCTCCACCGCCTCCATTTTCTCCTTCTTTCTTTTTCTTTTTAGCTGATCCTCCTCCACCTACACTTACCCCCCAGCCTGCAAGAATATTTCCAAGCAAACCTGCGGCAAAAGTGCTGTCCACACGGGGCTGGTCAGGAATATCCATTCCAAACATCCTATTTGGCAATTTTAAATATCCAAGGGACAATACGCATAAGCACCAGGTCAAAATAGCCGCCTGAAATGAAGTACTGACAAGAAACATTATTTTTTCTTGGTACTCAGGTTGATCCTCTTGAACTAATACTTTTTCTTCTTCTTGCTTGGCTTGGTTTTTGACTTTTTCTTTGGCATCCATAGAAAAACGAGTAAACATGCCTACATTAGACACAAATGGTTAAAAAGTAATGAAATTCCTAAGCCAGAGCCAAAAAGAAACGATTTCTAAGAGTTACGGAATAAGCGTTGAATCTATAAATAAGAGAATTGAATTATGGAGTTTGATCAATGATCCAGACATCTCAAAGCCTGATTTAATCGCTGCTCAAAAGGAATGGATTAGGATTCAACAAGGAACATGGCCTAACGTACATGAATGAAATCTATGCGGCTCTGGTCGGGGCAAGCGTATCGGCTTTTTTGATGGTTTTAAGTAACCGAAGCTCAAAATCCAATAACACCTTCAGAGAGCTATTTCATAGGATGAACGCCGTAGAAAAAGACATTGCAAGGCTTGAAGCTAATAAACCTAGAAATTGGCGTGGACACTAAAAAACCCTTAAAGTCCTCTACCACTTCAAGGGCTTAATAGCGAACAAATCCAATCCCTTAGATGTTCAATAAGCAGCTTGCATTGTGAAACTACAAAGCAAGTCTAATCATTATCAGATATATTCCACCAATGAAACAATTATTTTTTAGCAGTAACCAAGGTAAACGCTTCACACTTTGGGTTCTTGAATCTGCTACCGAACAAAATAACAACAGTCTTAACCAATCAGACGTTGACTTCATAGAGGCTAGACTGTGGCCTAACCGAACGCTGAAACTTCAATGAGTATGTATAAGACTGAATGGTTAGAAAAAGACCGTCAAAGGGTATTAAACATGGAACGCTGGTATATCCTTGATGGCCGTCATAGACCAGATCATCCTCAACATGGCATCTATACTGGTTTAGCGGCTAAAGCAGATGACCTCGACAGCTTCGACGGAATTGTGTAACTGCTCCCATTGCAAAGAACTAAGAGAGCAACAGGCAAGGCATGGAAATTGGCAGAAAAGATTGCTAGAACTAAAAGAAAAGCATGTCTCAAATCCCTCCAGAATTTTCCATGTTGATGGAATTAGTTGAAAATATGACTCCAACTTTAGAAGAAGAATTAACGATGGAAACAGAGATCCGAGCCGTTCATGCTTCACAGGATATTGACTATTTAAAAAGATACGCCGAAGCCATGACAAGGCAGAACCATGAGCAATGCCGCTTCATTGCGGGTTGTTTGCAAGAGATCCATGTTCTAAAGGCAAAGCTGGCTTGTGCTACACCCGTAAAAAAAAACTTGATTAAGCGATTGATCGGGCTATAATGTCTTTACCGCAAGAAGGTGGCCCGTAAGTCCTACGGGGTAACTTCAGTAATAGTCCGATCTAATCGGTGGCGGCAGCAACTAAGTCTGTCCCTTGCTCTGGTTGGCAAGGCTCCACCTAACTTAAGCTTTAAGGGTTTGAGAGTTGCTACCATAAAAAAAGACCCACCGTAGGGTCTGCATTGGAAAGAAAAGACCCCTCGTTTGAGGGGCTTTTTTATGTTTA